TGGGTAGTTCTCTGGATTATACGACCAGTTACCACTGATCGCTTGGTCAAAGAACTTCTGCATCACTGCGACTATCTTTATGTATCCTTCATTAGATTCCATATCCCATAGCAGTGTGTACTTATTCTTTAGGTTGGGAAACCCAGGAACAATCTGCTTAAGGGGTCCTTTCTTTGATTTTTTAACGGACAGGTAGTCTCTAGGTGGTTCGATTCCATTGGTTGCGTTTGACACAATGGAACTGCTCTCCGAAGGCATTTGTGCGGACAGTGTTGAGTGCCTAAGACCGTAGGTTGCGATATCATTCCGTAAGCTATCCCAATCATAATTATAAGACGGTTCGGTAATCTCGTCTACCTCCTGCTTATATGTATCAATTGGAAGCGTACCGTCTGCATATTTAGTACGATCAAAACCATCACATTTACCTTTCTCTTGTGCTATTTGATTGCTAGACTTGAGTAGATTGTATTGGAATGATTCTGTCAACTGATGAACCAAATCATATGCTTCCTGATCATTATACTTCACACCATTCTTTGCTAGGTAGTGTGCTAATCCTATGAATCCTATGCCTAGAGACCGCCTGTATAATGTGCTACGTCTCGCAGCAGCAACAGGGTAATTCTGATAGTCTATAAGTTCTTCTAGACCCCTTACAGAAAGGTCACAGAGTTCTTCCATCTCATCTAGGTTACGTATCTTACCTACATTAATAGCAGATAGAATACAAAGAGCAATCTCTCCATCAGCATCATCAATATGTTGGATAGGATCTGTAGGTAGAGTGATCTCCTGACAGAGATTACTCATATAAACTTTATCCTTAAAGGATGAGTGACTATTACAGTGATCGATATTCATAATGTATATCCGACCAGTCTCTGCTCTCTCCTTAAGGAGATCAAGTATTAATTCTTGTGCCCTGACAGTCTTCCTAGGAACTGTTTCATCCTGTTCATATCGTTCATATAATTCATTAAAACTATCAGTCCCAAAAGATTCATACAAACCTGGAACGGTGTTAGGACTGAAGAGAGATATCTCTCCATCCTCAATGAACCTCTTGTAGAAGATTTGGCTAGTTTGGATACTGTAGTCGAGCTTTCTAACCCTATTGTCTTCCGTACCCTTATTATTTTTAAGTACAAGGATGTCCTCTATTTCTTGGTGCCAGATGGGGAAGTGGACTGTTGCTGATCCACCTCTGATCCCATTTTGTGTACAACATCTAACAGTTGACTCAAACTTCTTGAGAAACGGGACGACACCCGTGTGCTGAACTTCTCCACCTCTGATTTTAGAGTTGATTCCTCTGATTCTACCAGCGTTAATACCGATACCAGCCCTCTGTGCGACGTATTTGCCAATAGCCATATCAGAGCTAAAGATACTATCGAGGGTGTCATCAGTATCAACCAGAACACAAGATGCAAATTGACGAATGGGTGTTCTGACCCCTGCAAGAACGGGCGTTGGGATGTTGATTTTTCCTTTGGAGGTTGCTGTGTAGTAGCGTCTGACATAATCGAGTCTCTTTTGTGGATCATAATTCTGGAAGAGCGTTGCTGCAACCATTATGTACATATATTGCGGAGTCTCATAGAGAGTCCCAGTTGATCTATCCTGTACTAGATACTTATCAACGATCTGCCTGAGTCCAGCGAATGTAAAACCATAGTCTCTATCGTGATCGATATAAGAATTAAGTAGGTTCCACTCACCTTCACTGTACTTATCTAGGATGCCAGCATCATATACTCCATCCTCTACACACTTCTCTACGTGGTCCTTAAGGTGTGTATACCCTGTCTCATCTGCCCAACCAGGGAAGACCTGTCTACGTATATTAAACAACAACAAACGTGCTGCTACGTACTGATAGTTAGGTGCTTCAGGACTGATGAGATCACTCGCTGACCTGATTAGTATCTCCTGTATCTCAGAGGATTTAATTCCATCAAAGAACTGAAGATTAGCATTCATTTCTATTTGACTAGCGGACACACCTGCTAGTTCTTCACACGAAAATTCACACATCCTGTGAATCTTTTCAAGAGTAAGCGGTTCAGTAGCACCGTCTCTCTTAATTACTTTCATTCCCCCGTTCATACTTTTTTCCAGTGAGATAGTTTGAGTTTGGCTTGTAGACCTTGGTATGTATTTGATTCTACCAAGGAAGCAGGATTATGTCCAGCAAGGACCATATCGTTGATGTCCTTTTCAACAATACCATCTGGCCAGATGACTACTTTGTCACCTCTGTCGATGGCTGCTGTGATTCTATCGACGATTTGTTTGTTACGAGGTTCGTTATCATAAACCCAAATATAATTGCTCCAACCAAGCGACCGAATATTAACATCAGACCCAGCCATCGCAACGGCATTGCCCAAGAAGAGCGAGTCGATTGGTCCTTCGACGATGAAGATTGGTTGGTCATAATGAATGCGGTCGAGACCGAAGAGTTTGGGTTTAGACTCATCAAAGATGATTGTAATATATCGCAGTTTCGATTTGGGAGATAAAGACCTTCCTTGTAATCCGAACATCTTACCATCCTCATCTTTCAGAGGAATAATTATTCGGGGTTGATCATTATTCAGACTATCGAAGGTCTGTTTCCTTTCGTTTACAAACCGTTTGAATTTGTCAGCATAGAATAAATGATCTAATTTTTCCTGTGGAATTTTACGTTTCTCAAGATAAGAACGTGCTGGATGTTCTCTATTTAGAGATGCAATACTTGGGAGGTTGATACTTGGTTTAAACTTTGGTTTAGTTGTCTTAATAATTGGGTTCGGTGCTCTCCTATGCTTACCTGTTAGACCCTCTTTATATCTTTCCAGCACAAATTCATCATAGATGTCACGTGCGTGGTCCTTGAGGAAGTTTCCTAACGTCCTACCAACTCCACAGTTGTGACACTTATAGATGAGATCATTTTGTTTCAGAAAAAAATACCCCCGTGCCTTACTCTTGTGCTTCTCTGAGTCACCACAGTAAGGACAACGGAAGTTGTATAGTCCTGATTTCTTTTCTTTGAATTTATCAAGTCGTCCACCTACAAGGCGAGCATACTTGATATCGATGTAACTCACACAATCATATCAGATGCTATTACTATAGGTGCTGGTCCTGAATCTGTCAAGAGTGGACGGATTATTTTCTGTCCGACTGGACTAACGATGAAAGATATAATAGCAAGACCACCAAAAATAGACCACATTTTCTTCTCCATAATCTGAAGACGGTCATCAACTTTTCTAATGTCTCTTTCACAGCCTGCTTTTATAAGGTTTGCTTCACGGTCAAGGGCACGATGCATCGATGCTATCTTTTCAAATAGAACCTCATCAACCTTGTCCTGTTTATCTAGCTTCTCATTATGGACGGCAAGAAGTTGCCCCATCTTCATAGAGTTATCTTGGAGAGTGGTAACTACACGTTCCAGTCTCTCTATAATTGCGGTGTTTATATCGTCAGCCATTACATTGCCTGTTGTCTTTTCTGCCAATAAAATTTCAAGACATCAGGTGGATACACCCTTGTGATGGTTAAATGATTTAATTTTTCTGGTCTGTATATCTTTCTTAGTTCAATCTTAACGTCTGCTGGAGACTTACCATAGTATATAAACTCCATACATCCAGGACAGGTAGGACTATCACACCTGACTTTGAATGGTAAGTAACGTGGGTTCCCAGATGATGCAGCATCGTCTGGTTGTCTTCCTTCAGATACTTTCTTCTTTAATGATACAAAGGTACCTATCTTCTTAACAGACTTGTGATCAGTCGTTCTTGCTGCATCTGCTGGAGACTTTCTTCTGTACTCTATCGCAGCAGGTTTTTGACCAGACTTAGATTTCCTATTAGCACCGTGTGCTCCTCTGAACCCACCAACAGATTGTATTGATTTCTTTTCTGCTGACTTATTAACATCCTTAAGTTTCTCTTGTGGACCCATTGTCCATCTTCTTTTCTTACCTCTCTTTGCTGTTCTAAAAACCTCTTCAATATTCTCCTCTTTAACTCCTTTGACTCTGGAGTCAACAAAGTTAACACCATCCTTAGACTTTTTTGTGCAATACCTTCGACCTTTCTTACAACCTTTACCTCTAGGTTGCTTTTGTGTACCACCTAACGGTTGATCCAATCCTGCAACTGGACCTTGAGCATCTGCTTCACCAGAAAGACCAGCAGCCTCACCAGTAGAACCTGTACTCATAGTAGGAGCATCTTCAGGAATGTATTCCTGTGCAAGCATACCATATGGTACTGCCTTACCTTCGGATTCCCTCTTCTTCTTACGTGCCTTCTTGTCACGTTCGAGTCCTTTCCTTAGAGCCTTAACAACTCCCTCATCAATACCTTCCTTTACTTTTTCAGGAAGACCTTTATGTTTTGTACCAGCAAACTCACGTGCAACCTTTCTACTAACACCTTCCTTCTCCCTCTCATCTTTATTAGATAAAAGGTAACCAAAGTATCTTTGTTGTGCTTTAGACTTGGCTGGCATTATCAGAGTTCCGATAACTGTTTACTCACTTGTACATCAATCTCAACATAATCTAAGGTTCCACAACCTGCCTCTGGATACCTGTTGAGGTATACAAGATAGGTCTTTAGTATATCCCAGTACTGTTTCTCTAATTTATAAACAAGCAGCGGGATAGCTGCCTCACCGAATACATTGAACAGTACTATAAGATGATTCAATATCAAATGATTACGCAACGTCCCAGTCTTAACATATCTTCCAAAGAGTCTCTTGAGGTACTTAAACCTCATCATATCCTCTAGGAAATCATCATAAGTCACAGACTGGGGGTTATCGTAATGCTTCATTGCGAAGAACAAGAAGTTCTCCGCATTGAGATTACTAAAATTCATACCAAGTTAGTTGTAGTTAGCTACCAAACGTTAGTGTAGCGGCTCCATTGGTTCTCTTAGTTACAGCACCCTTACTGGTGTTAAACACACAGCGATACTTGTAACCGTCTAGTGCATCACTAGCAAGTGCACTGTATGCCAGTGTTGCTGTAGTGAAGTCTGCATATGTAATACCAGTGTCTAATCCACCAGCACCACCAACGATATCTACCCAACGAGTAGTAGCGTTTGCAGTCTGTCTCTGCCACTTGTATGTGATAGTACCTGACTGATCTCTCGTTGCAGCAGCAACGAATGTTCCAGCTCCACTAGAAGAAGTAGAGTTTGCAGGTTGTGTACCAACGGTAATAGTTTCAAGTACGTCAGCAGCGATTGTATCATCTGAGTAATCACCACTGGTTCCAGCAGCAACTTTCAAAGGTACTAAACATTCTGCTTTGTGCTTGGTGTCTCCATTGGCTGAGACAAATGAGCGATAAAGCCACCAACCAGGTCCTGAGATACCACGGGTCTTGTTAGATGCAATACTGTCTTCAGTTGTGTCACAGAAGACTAGTGAATAGCTGTTGCTATCACCGCCCTTAACCACATACTCAGCAACTGCCTTGGGAGGCGTACGACGAATTGCACCTGAGAGATTTCCATTGGTTGAACCTGCATATACTTTATGCAATTCAATTGCGGTAGTACTTGTAACTTCTCTAACGAGATAGTTAACACCACCTAGATCCAATAGATCTCCAACGACCACGGTATCCGCAGCGTTCTTAGTAACTGTTGCATCGTTTTGTGTTACGGCAACGTTATTACCAAAGGTTGCAGCATCGATTTTTCCGTGAACTGCCATTGTTTTGTTCTCCAGGATTAATTTCTTTCTAAGTTTATTTATATGGACTACGATTCGAGCAGTGCTTTCTGAAGCGCAACCACAAGTTCGTCATCCACTTTGTTTCCAGTCTTAGCTGCTGCTTTCTTGAGCAACTTAATGACAAAATCTTTGATAACAGAGTCAAGATCTTCAGGTATTCTATCAACAGCCTTATTGATTATGCTGATAGCAACGGGCATTAAAAAGTTAATCATAACATTAGGGTAACTAGTTACCTTTATATAGCATCAATCGGGAGTAAATTTCCCATTCTTAACGTAACCCCACTTACCACCTGAAACAGCCTTGACACCTTTCTTAGGATCTCTCCTAGCACTTGATGTCTTTTTCTTATCTAACTCACTCTTAAACTTCTTCCAATCTTTACCAACCTTCTTCCCGTGAGTCATCCTAAGATTACGTTCAGTATTCTTATCCTCATTGTCCTGCATCTTCTTTTTCGCTTTGCTGTCGTTGAACTGCTGTAGTACACGTTCATCAAAGCGAGCCATTGGACCTAGATCATCGGGAAGGAAACTCATTTTACTCTCTTACCTGCTACGTAACTACGCTTTGAGTGTAGCACAGCATTCTCACCATATTTTTTCTTAAGGTCAGCTACAACATTGTCCACTGCCTTATCAGAGTTCTTTCTCTTGGTCATCTTATCATTACCTGAGTGCTTGCCACCACCTGTAGAAGGTCTTGGTCTATCATATTCACCAGGTCTTGACCCATACTTCTCAAGGTGCTTGTCCTTGTAAGTATCATAGGCTTCTTCTTTAGCAACAGTTGCTTTACCACCTTTACTCTTAATACTGTCAGCAAACTTGTTAGCATCCTTCTCATCCTTATATGAGAACTGAGCTGGTCTACCTTTATCACCCTTGTCTCTAGCAAGAACTCTAAATGCTTCAAGATTAAATGATTCTGTCTCAACATACTGAGACTTATCACCTTTCTTCTTCTTGTAACCACGATCTGATCTATGGAGTGCTCTCCTTAGTTTACCGTGACCAGCAACGTTGTGACTGACACCAAACTTACGGATGTTTCTTGCCTTCTCCTTCTCTTCAGGAGTACCAGTGTCTACCTTTGCTTCACCAACTACTGCCTTCTTTACTTTACCAGCAAACTTAACAGTGTCCTTAACACCAGACTTAACACCTTTAGCAAACTCTTTAGCACGCTTCTCAGGTACTTTACCCTTAGCACGTGTCTTCTTGTATGCTGCTTTAGCATCTCCTACTGCTTTCTGATGTCTCTCGACACCCTTCTTAACATAAGAGGATACCTTATTAAGTAAACCTTTCTTCTCTGCTTTCTTAGCAGGTTGCTTCTTCTTAGCAACAGGTACTGACTTAGTAATCTTCTTAGATACTTCTGCCTTCTTCTTAGGTGATACTACCTTCTTCTTTACAACCTTCTTTACAGCAGGCTTCTTAGCAGCAGGTGTATCATCGTGAACAGTATTGTCTTCATCACCATACTTGTTCTTAGCAGCAGTGGTCTTAGCATACTCACCTTTACCTGCTTCCTTTCTTGCTTTGTCACCAGCATCAACCTTTGCCTTGACCTTCTCATATGAAGGGGCACTTGCTGCTGCTTTACGTGCAGATCTTTCTTCCATCAGAAGTTCTTCCTCTGGTGGATTGAGAACGAAGTCAACAAAATCTTCCAGACCAACCTCTTCTACAAGAAGATCAAGTCCTTCCTCATTGAGACCCATCTCATACAGATAGTCAGTAGCAACTTCTATTGCTGCTGCATCCCACTCTTCCTTCTTAGTCTTCTTCTTTTTAAGTTTAAGATCTTGAGTGCGATCAATGACTGCTTGTTTGAGTGCGTCAGACTGTTTCTGACTGACCATCTCATTGTACTGACTAAAACTTTTCATTAGTGGCTGTGCTCCATCTCTACTATGATGTCAAGATCCTTAACGGATACTTTCTCGTACAGTTTACCTGACTCATCCTTAAGATCATAATGAAATACTTCATAACTACCGTCCTCTTGCTCCACTAAATCGTGAGCCTCTTCAACGGTAGCACAAAGACCATACTCAGCGTGCTCAACATACTTGGCACACAGGTGGGTCTTCTTACCTAACTTCTTAGTAATTTTCTTACGACGATTCAAGAGATACTTGTCGTTATCATCTCTATCACCATCATTGTCAATGTCTTTGTCCTCTTTACCAACAGGATCTAACTTTTTCTTGGCTGCTTCACGCAGACTATCCACCTCAGAACGAAGTAGTGATTTGATTTCTTCTTTCATAAGATCGTCCTTCTTGGGATTGATGATGACGTTAGATTTTTTCACCCGTTTAGCTTTGGGCATAATTTTACTTACCGAAGTTGGGGAAATGCTTTTTGAATAGAGCAGATGCTTCTTTATGCTTACCTTTGTTAGTTAGTTCCTTAGTTTGCTTGAGGACACCAGCTTTCTTCTTCTGCTCAGGTGTTTGCTCTTCTTCTAAGTCCCAACCTAAACGCTCTCTCCAAGAGTTAGCATCAGCATCGAGTGTCTTTTGATCGTGTGCCATAGTTTCTTGCATCGCAAGTATCTGACGAATACGACTTACTTTGTTTTCCATAGTGGAGTCTTCTCCAAGTTTCCTTGCTAGTTTGTCTGAGCCTTTAGAGACGGCACGTGAGGTTTTACCCACGACCTTCTTAAGTCCTCTACCTATTGCACCAGCGGCACGACGGAGTAGAGATTTTTTCTTAGGTTGTTCACCAGCACCACCTGTTGTAGTGGTTGTTGTTGTGGAAGTTGAGGAAGAAGTTCCAGTTGGAGTAGTAGTTGATCCTGTTGCACCTGTAGCAGTTGGCTTACTGAGTTCAGTACGCTTTGCTTTAATGCGTGCAGCATCATAGGATCCAGCGGCGTGTCCTGCAGCCTTAGCAGCAGTACCGATAACTTTTTTAGCACCAGTTTTAACAGCAGACTTAACACCAGATCCAACTTTAGCAGCACCAGACTTAATTTTTGCACCAAGTCCTTTAGCAGCATTAGCTAGACGTGACATACGTCCCTGTTTCTTTTCACCACCACCCAATTTTGCTCTAGCAAGAGCACCTGCATCCCTCTCCTTTGTTTTCTGAGGAGCTTGGACAGCAATGTTAGGGTTAGCACTATGCTTTGATGGTGCTTCTGTAAGCAACTCAAGTCCTTCAAAGGAATCGATTGCTTCGCTAATTAATTCTTCGGATCCTAAGTCTTCGAGTGCCTCAAGGATTACGTTCTCCAAATCCTCGTCAGTCAACTCATCAAACTCTTCTCCTAATTCTTCTACAACATCAGATAGCCAAGAGGTTTCTTCTTTCTGGACAACATTAGTTCCAGTACCTTCTAGTCCACCTTTGTATCCTACTTTCTTTGCATCGCCTTTTGGCTCGATAGACTTCATTGCAGGGGAAGTAGATCCCTCAGTTGATGGCTTCTCTTTAACCTTATCAATCTTACCACTGGCAGCACTACTCTTTCCATTGATAGTAGCAGCATTAGAGGTACCATTACCTTGCTCTAACAACTCAGCAATCTCTTTTTGAGCATTAGACTTACAATGCTCCTGTATATAATCCTGTACAGAATCACCCTCAAAATTGTTTCGAGCGTATGATAATGTATAACGTACTGCTTGCACGTCTGAAGGACTATACTTCAGAAGTTTTGACGTAAGAGTTAAATCCATCTGACTAATTCTTTGTAATTACTATTTAGTAGGGGTTGTTTTTCGGAAGTCGCTAAACTTTTTAACAGGTTGACCAGGTGTCATTGCCTGTATCGCTGTCCTAATGGTGTCTTGTCCGACCTTCCAGTCGTTACCATCGGGTCCATCATCTACTGATGGATGCTTCTCAACAACTTCAGTAAGTGAAGTTAACCATACTTTGAACTCCCATCCGTGCTCATCTTGGAACGTAGCATAGTTAGTACCACGTTGTACAATCTCACCACGTACACCAGTATCGGTATGTTCTACTAGAGTACCTATACTGAATACTTCCTCAGATATATATGCTTCACGTAGATCATCTTGAGCAAGCTTAGGAGCAATCTTCCAGAGTTCTTTTACTTCCTTCTTCTCCAGTTCGGGTGTCTCTACCTCTGGTGGTAGACCCATACCGATACGTACTTCTTTCATCAATTTCTTAACATCTTTGAATCCAGAGGGTACACCCTTAGAAAATTCTTCAATGTTACCTTCAGCAGCAAACGCACGCATCTTAGAAGCAGACATACCCTCAACACCTTCGGCATCGGGGTCTCTTTCTCCACCAGATACTACTTCAAGTTCTTCGAAGTCGTATGCAACACCATTATATTTCTCAAGAAGTCCTTTGAATTCTGATACACGATCAGAACCAACGACCATAGTAACACCAGAGTATCCTTCTTGATTTAATGTAGTTAATACATTAAAGATGTTGGACATATCAGCATCGTTAACGATTGCCTCAGAATGTTCTGAGAACATCGACTGCATAAACTGAATTTTAGATTCTGGTTCTAGTGGATTAGATTTTCTATCCACTGTACGTGATGGGTAAATCCTATAGTTATCTGCTCCTTCAGCAGCAACAGTATCGAGAAGTTTCTCGTGTCCTATAGTTGGAGGATTGAAACGTCCAAAAGTTAATGCGATATGTCCTAGTCCTTCTCCACCATTCTCTTCTTTGTGAGCATCTTCAGCAGAACCTTGTTCAGCACCTTGTTGTGCTTGTTGTGCTTCTGATTTATCAACAGCAACCAGTCTTTCACCACCAACAGACTTGGCAACTATGTTACCCTGTCTATCAGCATAGTATCCGTGACCAGCGTGCGAGAGTCCTCTTTTGGAAGCAGCTTCACCTGCTACCGTTCTGGCTTCTGATAAAAATTGACTAAGCTTCATCGCAACTTTTTTCGTTTCCGTTTATTATTTATCACCTCCACGACTTAGCAGCCGTGAAGTTAGCGCGGGAAAACTCTAGTCTATCAACTAACTTCAATGCTTTTCCTGATTTAATCGCTACAAATCCTTCGGGTGCAGTCACTTTAAACCCAGTATCAGTCTTGAGATACGTGCCAACAGACTTAACTCCATTCAACTTAGCAATAACCATCTTCTTTGCCGCAACTATATTCATATATGATGCTACAGTCATATAAACTGCACGAGAATTTACCTTTAAAAACTTTAAACCATCTGCTTTTATCTTCTGATACTTCTTCTTGGTGTTCTCTGTCTTAACTGAAGCAATTTGCTTGTCCATAATCGCTACGTAGAACCCATTGAATCCAGTAGCAACTTGCATTGCATTAGTAATAGTCTTACCACCTCTTATATAAGAGTTGAAATACTGTTTGAATAGAGCAGAGAATAAGAACCTGCCATCACCTGTACCCTTAAGAGTATCAAGGAACTTAGATGACTGCTTCAATGATCCTAATGTCTTAGATACTTGTGCTTCAAACTTAGTCTTCTCATTTGGTGTGAAGGTAGACTGTCGTGACACGTCCTTCAGCGTTGCAGTACCAGCAAACACAGCAGGATCTTTAGTGAAACTACCACTAACATCACCCAGTAATGCATTCATAGATCCAAGATCAGATCCTTGATACTTGGTATGAAATACTATACCTAACGTTGCAGCAGAAACTTCTTTATAAATGTCAGATCCTTTCTCTACACAATAGGTGATAGTGTTAGGTGTGAATGCGATACAGTCTTTACCATCTATCTTCTTAGAAGACTTATCACCATTGGTGAATAGTAAATCACCTTGTATAACACCTTTGATATTAAGTTTAGGTAAAAGTTCCAAACAAATACTAAGCTTCTTAGCTAGCTCACCACTGTAACCGTGGAATGATATATCACTTTGAGTTTTAATTAGTTTTGCTCCAGTCTTATTAAATACAGACTTAGTACCAACAAAGAATAAATCATCTTCAGGATCTATACCACATACAACAGCAGGAGCACCGTCCCACTTAGTAGTAACAGTAATAGAACTCTTAGGTTCTGATAACATCTTGCCTAGTTCCTTTAAAAAGGCTACAGCATTATGTCCTCCTGTTGTACCGTCATTCAGGATGTCGTCTTCTATGTGTTCCAAGTGAGTGTTTTTAGCCATTGATCCTATTTTAACTCAGTTGCGTTAGTACGTCCAGTCACTAGTGACTTTGGATATATTCCGACACGTGCACCAGAGAACTGTTGCTCATCAACCCAGAATCCTCTGCCAAGACGATAGGTAGCAGCAAACACTGCTCTATATTCCTGACCACCCATAAACTCTCGCTTAATATCAGAAGTTTTCTGCCAAACAGTATGATCATATTCCAGATCATAACAATTCATCTCCTTCCTTTTTGGTTTAAGGTTTGCTTCACCCTGTCC